GTAAATCCACCTCCTACAGTATCTTCATTGAAATTATCATTAATAGCATCCAAGTGTTCTGGAGACCCCCATCCAAACATATCGACTACGTCTTTCTCATATTGGTTGAAATTACCACCATAGTTATTACCAAAACTACCTGAGCCTCCTAACTGAGCATCACTTAAAGGATTACCAAAGAAGTCTGTACCTTCACTATACCAAGGTAATGTAGGAGTACCAAATGGTGTAGGATTAATACCATGAGCTAAGTTTAAACCAAACGCTCCACCATAAGGATTTAACATACCAGCAATACCCTTTTCCCATGCGGAAGCATTAAGCCAATCTTGAGTAGCGTTGGGGTTACTACCGTAAGGGCTGTAATCATCACCATTGTAATTATCACCACTATTGATACCTCTTGTATTATAAGGTGTAGGGTAATAACCTTGAGGTGGTGTTGATACTCCTGTATTAGCTGTACTCATCATACCTGTAGGATTATAAGCTGCTCCTAATACTGCATTGTTAAATGGAGAGGTAGTATCCTCTTGACCGTTAGCTAATGACTGGAGATTATCTAGTCCAAAGGGATTACTAAGTGTGGCTGTAGATGATAATGTCGACTGTCCGACATTAGGTCTAGCTAACGGCTGAGTAGACTGCGTACCTGGGTCATTGTACTCATTAGCTAATCGTTGGTCATTTGTAAAGAAAGGCATATTATTCAGTTCCTATTATTCGTATTTAATCCCAACAATCTTCTTAATTATAGAGTCCTGACCCACAGTATTAATCACTGTCTTATCTGCTACACCAAATTGCCAATAAACACGAGCATCTATTAGATACTTACCATTAGTGGTTAGTGAACTAGCCTCAATAATGTCTAAGACATCCGCACGGTGTATCGTCAGCCAGTCACTAGAATAATCAGTAACAAAGAATACTAATTCATCAAAATAATCCCACTCTGTTTCTCCAGCAGGGAAATCTAATGAAATATCAGTCGTAGTATCCTCACTCCCAGTAAAGAGGATTGTTCTAGTACCTCTATATTTCCTAGTAGTTAGAACCTCATCATCAACATAAGCTTTAATAGATTGCTGAGAGGCTACAGCTGTTTCACTATCAGAAGACATATCATCTTCATCTTTAATAGTAAGCGTGTCTTGCTTAGTAGTAATAGCAGTTTGAATAGTAGTAAACTCAGTCTCGAATAATGAACCTGAGATTACCTTGTTAGGGTCTGTATCTAGTAGTGAGTCTAAGCCCACCCAGTTTGCAACGACAGTATAGTCACTCATAATGTTTTACCTTGTTTGTATAATAGTGATATTGATTGTAAAGATGCTTCATAGCCAGATGTTAAGCCATCTAGCTCGATTCTTAAGTATTTAGCTGTACTCGCTAAAGGTGATGACCTTTCTTCAAAACCTGCTCGTGGGGCAAACTTAGCAGGTGTAGATGTACAGTTATCTGGTTGTGCTATTGTTCCTGATGTAACCTGTACATTATTCCAAACATTACCAGTAGATGCCGCCAGGCAATCAGATTGGTTTCTGTACTCCATCAGGGACTCTGCGGATGTTGTGCTCGAGTACGCAGCAGAAGAACAGAAGCCAGACCAACCATAATCATAATCAGTATTACAACCATATAGTGATTGATTTGTAGTAAGGGCAGATGACCATTTAAAAGGCACACCTCCTAAGATAGGATTAGCTTCAAAGGTATTGCTTAAGATAGGAGTCATGCTAAAGTCTTTGTAAGCTCTTAAACTTATTTGAGTACCTTGACCTCCCGATATTACGAACAGTATCTTCTTCAAGATAGAGGCTGATACACCCTGACCTAAATCTATCCATACTGTAGCTATACTACCTTTATAGGAATCATAAGTATAAATAGATGAACCACTATAGTCTGTATCCCAGTAACCTTCATAAGTAGCTACTCTACCTGACTGTTGTCCTATTAATAAACCATACTGTTCTGAATAAACTAAAGAGTGAGGTGTTCTATCATCCGACCAAGCCCATTTAGTAATACGAGGTGACCCTCTCTCAGTCGTATAATTCAAGTCAAAAACATAGACTACTTCACGTCTAATAAAAGATAGTAAGTACAAACCTTCATCTGCCATATAGACAGACTTGATTAAACCTTTAGATTTAATGTTAGAAATAAGCTCATCTTTAATAGTTAAAGAGATATCCTTTAAAGGTAACTTATCAAACTCAGCTGTTCTAGTTAATGAACGCACACCTGTAGCTGATAGGAATATTAAATCATCAGCCACCGCTTGTATTGAATCTCTAGAGACACAACCAATACCTCTAATTACCTCATCTAGGTACATACCACCTGAGCCAGCTTTAGCAGCATCGTTATAGATAATGATATTATCCTTGCCAAAGATGACTAGCTTATCAGTGAATGAATGTATAGCTACAATCTCATCCTTACCCCAGACAGTTTTTAAATCAATATAGCCAGCATCAGTAATACCAGAAGCAGTCCACCATTTAGATTCATCTAAGAGAGATGAGTAATGTAATACGTCTTTCTCTGAAGTAATACCACCTACCCAGAGACGACCATAGTAACCTAATGAGCAAGAAGGGTCGAATGTCGATACACCTTCTGGAAAAGTACCACCTTCATATGCCTGATTATCACTAGAAGTTCCTGTTATACCTGAACCGTCTGCTGTTGCTGTAAAGATGTCATCTACAGATGCTGTCGCAGAGCCGCCTACTGAACTCCAATCAACATCACCTGTTACGTTGGATATCTTATAACGTGTGCCTATATTAAAATCACCAGCATCAACTTCAGTTCCTGTAGAGCCAGTATTGATTGTATCTTCTAAGTATTCCCAATTAGAGCCATCAAACATAATAGGTCTAATACTTGAGTCCTGAACACCTATAAGTTTGTTATTGAAGTTGACCCAATACCAATCTGAAGTAACTACATCAGCAGGTGTATAAGGTGCTTTAAACGCATCGTCACGTTCTGTTAATTCAAGCCTAGCGATAGTACCACCGTAACAAACAAACAGCTTAGTAGAGGAGGCATCCTTATACTCAACTAAAGAACCAATAGGATTACCTGCATCTAAGGTAGCTTGTTTAGAGCCTTTTCTAAAAGAAACCTTACCACCTTCTGTGTAACTAATATTAGTAGCCTGTGTAAACCATGTGTTAGAAAGAGCAGTAGCGGTACTTTGAGTATCTAAACCATTAGCACCTAGGGTGTCTAAAGCAACAGCTGTGATTGATTGAGCATTTAACATCTTAAGTAACTACCCAGTCACGTTCAAAGCTGGCATTACTAGCGTCCACTTGAATAGCCATAACTAAAGCTTCTCTAGCTTCAGCTGCTACAGCACTGGAAATAGTACCACCATCTTCACCTCTTTCAGCAATAGCTCTAGCCCAAGCACCTAAGATAACAATACGTTCAGGTATCTTAACTACATCACTATAAGACTTTAAATCATCTTGATATTTAACTACATCAAATGAGATAGTTTGTACAGAGTCAGGTGTAGGGTCAAACTCTACCTTTAAGTTATTAGAAGCATCCGACCCATCAAAAGCATAGTACCTAGGGTCTCCTGAGGAAGCTGTAGGATACTTAACAGAGTTCATGTACTTACGGCTAACCTGAGTTAAAGGAGAACCAGTCTCTTGACATATAACATCAAGCAGTTTAAGCTCCTGACCTGACCCTAAACTATAAGAACGTGTAGTAGATACAGTGCTTAAATCTATAGTATCTCTTAATATAAACCAGTCATGATACGTCTCAGCATTACGTTTAGCATCATTAATCAGAGAGCCTATAACCTTCTGATAAGCTGTTATTTGTGAAGATGTATTAATATGACCAGACCAATCTACAGTTATGGTATCTTCCCTGAGTCGTATCAATACTTCATTGATTAAATCTTTAAATATCACAGCAATCTCCGTTAGTTGTCACCATGTTGTCTCAGAGAGAGGCACTTAGTGACATTATAATACAATATATTCAGTTAAATCAATTACTTAGCTGTCTTTTTCTTAGCA